AACCGCAGGGAACTCACGACGAGAACCACGGGTGGCAGTGTTCAGGGTCTCGTTATACCAGCTTGTGTGCTGTGTGCGCTTACGCCATGCACCACCGTCGCTGTCCTTGCTGGTGTCGTACACGAAGACATCTACGGCTGTTTCGGCTTTGGTGGCGGCGATCTGACCAAGTGTCTCGTCAATAGAACCACCACGGATGTCCCCGGTCGTAAACCCTACGCCAGTATTAGACGTAAACGTGACCTCGCCTGTCGCGGAATTATAGGAACCACCAGTAAAAGACCTAAGGTCATCAGTAGCGAAGCCCAAGTCTTCATTTGAGGTGAAGGTGACGATGCCAGTGCTAGAGTTGTATGAGCCGCCCGTGAAGCCATCACCTTTAGGCCCACGTCCCGAGGAAACAGACAAAGAAGACAGTGTAGTTCCGTCAGTGATGCTTACAGTATATACAGCCATGCCTTAATCCCTCGTGATGTCTTTGAGAACAGTTATGGTGAAAGTCTGTGAAGAGTTTACTTCTCCACTTGCCTCAATGAATTCGATGTCGCATTGGTACTGAACTACCTCCCAGCTTTCTGTTTCTGTTGATGTAGCCGAGAGAGTAAATGCTCCATTAGCCGCATCAGTCTTCGTTAGAGTTAGAGCTTGGAGCAGGGTGTCATCTGCCTTACGAACTTGAGCAGAAATAGTGAAGTTAGTGATGTCTACGGGGTTACCCTCATTCTCAAGAGTACAAGAGAGTTCGAAAGTATCTCCCCGCTTATGTGTGATATTCGCCATTAAGGTATTCTCCGAAGAATTAGACTATCGCTTCAACAGCTTCAAAGTTAATGCTGTATGCGCTTGAACTGTTAATTGACCATGAGGAAGCGTTGCTTGCTAACCTAAAGAGTCCTTTGGGACTTGATAAGACTAAGCTCTCACTTCTTGTAGACCTAAGCCCCGGCCACACCTCTAGTGAAACTACACCACTACTATTAGTATTGGCATCCTGAAGCACTTGATGTAGGGTAGCTGAGGAACCTGTCCCGATTTGGATATAATCTCCAGCCAATAGCCATCCAGTCTTATTAGGTGAGGCACCAGTTACAGAGATTGTCTCACCAGATTGACTTGTTATGACAGGAGTTCCGGGAAACGTAGCAGCAAGACCACGAGGTGTAGCATAGTCAGGATCGCCCAGTAGGAAAGTGCCTGTTGGTCCCTTAAGAGCAGTCAGAAAGGCTTTCCACTCAGCAGCAAGGTCTCTACGCACCAGAGGAATACTGACAGAGGCTTCCCAACGCTGGCCTTGGTGGGCTACAATCTGTTGCTTATAGGTAAAAGGAGACTGAGAGGTAGCCACAGCGTTCACTGCACGTATCTCAATGCTCTCAATACCAATCGTGGTAGGAGTCGATAGTGGGTAGGAAATAGCCATTCAGATCATCCAAAAGTTGATTTCATTGCACCACCACGGCGTCTCTGGTCCATGATTTGTTTCTGTGTGAGGTTGGCAATACGAGGTGCTTCTTGGGCAATGATACGCTTAACACTCTCGTCACCATTGGCACTAAAGTTGAAGGACTGATTGATAACCACAGGCTGTTGAGCGCCACCATCGACTTGAACACCTAGTTTACCATTCTTACCACGCTTAAGGGGCATCACAGCTTCAGGACCAGCCTCACCCATAAGACCCATACCGTTAGCCATAGGGAACACTGTAGGCCCGTTGACTACACCACCATTAGCGAAGGCAGTCACTTTCCCGTTCATAAAGGCATTGCCATTAGCGTTGGGCAGCAGTCCCATAATTGCACCAACAATACCTGAGCCTGTGCCCTTCTCAGCGTTAAAGGAACCCACAATCTTTTGTACTACAAGAATGTCGAAGAGTTGTTTGATGACAGCCCTAGCCATATCCTTCATAGCGTCCTTGAAAGACTTAGTGCCTTCAACCATTGACATGAAAGCGTCTGACATGGAACTCTCAAGAGTATCTGCCAAACTCTGTTGTTGTTCAGCAGCTTCCTCAAGGGCTTGTTTCTCCATGTTGTAGGCTTCAATACGCTGAGTAACTGCATCAATCTGAGTTTGGCTGTAGTTAGACGCTTCATCTCCGAGAGTTTTCAGGACTTGTTGGCGGGCTTCCGATAACCCAAGAAGCTGTTCGTTAAGGCTTACTTGCTTGAGAAGTCTCTCCATCGGATCGACAGTTTTACCACCGACGCCGCCGCCGGAACGACCGCCCTGCTGCCGCCTTCTAAATGTTTCGATCATCTCATCAATATTGGGGGCATCTACAGACCCGAAGCCTTGCTGGTTTGATGTCCTCGGATCACCGCCACGGCCACTATACACCATACTTTCTTGTTGATTAGCTCTAGACAGAGCTTCATTAATACCGACGGCATATCCCAATGCTTCAGACAAATTTGCGGCAACAACGGCAGCTTCTTGTGCGGCGTCGGAAATAGGGCTTGCAAGGTCATAACCGGATAGGGCAAGGGCTTCTGTAGCAGCACGTCCAATCTCGTCAGCAAGGTCAATAGCACCAGCAACAGCCTGTGTATTGTTCTCCCCTACAAGTTCCGTGGCCCAAGAGACCTGTTCAACTTGATCCCTGATTCTTACGAGGTTATCAAAGAACGCCTGCCCGGCTGCATTAGCATTTTGAAGATGACCTTCAAGGGCCAATAGAGTCTGGTCAAGAGCTTCAACATTTTGTTCTTGTATATACCTTCCAATAGCGTCTAGGGTGCCTCGGTTGAAGATACCATCAACGGACGATCTGCCAAAAGCCTCTGCAAAAGATTCACCAGTTATCTGACCAGTAATCTGACTCCAAGTCCTAAAGCCTGTCCAGAGATTTGCCCCCAAGAACTTTAATGCACTCTCAGCAAAAGAGGCAGAAAAACTCCCCGCTGTAACCTCTCCGAGTTGCTCAAATTGCCTTTGCAGATTACTAGCATTGATATTAGCAATAGCAGCTTCAAATTCAGAGACAGTCTTGGTGGCATCCCTAAACGATTGCTCTACCTTTTCCAAAGACTCATCAAAATTCTTTTGCAGTGCCTCTGCGGCTTTTTCTGCACTCCCTCCAATATTAAGGAACACATTCCCCAGAGCAGTAAACACGGGAATTGCGATTGAGACTACAGCCCCAGCAACAGCACCCCAGAAACCGGGTATAAGAAATAGAAGACCCGCAAGCTGAGAACCCTGCTGACCGAAGGCTACAAGGGCATTAGTTCCGCTCTGAACCTGAACCGCAAAGTCACTGACTTGATAACCAACTTGCTGAAGTCCGATTGAGGCGAACTGTTTAGTGCTTTTAGTAGCCCTTTGGGTTGCCATTGCATTGGTAGCAAGAGCACCAGTGTTACCTTTAACGGCTTGTGTATGTGCATTTAAAGCAACATTGGAACCTTGGTGAGAAGCTATAAGTTGGTCTACACGAGCATCCACTTGTGCAATACCAGCAGCATATTGCTGTGCGTTGATCTTACCCTTATTGAACGCACGGTCCAGAGTCTTATACTCATTGGTCATGCGGTTGGCTGCTCTCGTGGCTTTCACCATGTCGTCAGTGCCAAGGACATCAATGATTACGGAAATGTCAGCCATTTGCTACCCTAATAAACACTTGATCCAACCTCTTGATAGCCTGTATGTCCCAAGCCTTCAGTGGTGTCTCAGTGAGTTCCTTCCATGCTTTAATTTCAGTATAGGTAATCGGGTTAGGTCCAGAGAAGCCAGCAGTCCTAGCTGAGTTTAAACTACAATAGGCAGACCAGATATACATGAGAAGCGAGGGGAATGGTGTCGGGTTCTCCAATGCTTTCGGTGTATGTCCAGTCTGCCTTTCTACTTGCAATAAGTGTTCTCTCTCAGTTGTGCCTTTATCATCCGTCTTGTTGAGGTTAAACTCATGTTCAGCCCAAGACAGTAAATTAGACACTAGGGTTTCGTAAAAACGTCTGCCGAGTTCTCCTCTTCCTGAAGCTGTTCGACAATCCAGAACGCTTTGCTGTAGATGTCTTTGGCAGTCTCGACGTTAAACTCTACCCACTCACCACCATAATAAATCTGCCATGCTACAGTAGTCTCAGCCATCACCTCTACACGGTCTTTCTCAGCTTCATACAGGTCAATATCAACGTCAGTGCTCTTAGCCTTCTGTGCAGCCTTGAGATACTTCTGTGTACGCTTATATTGAGCTTGCTTGTAGTCAGCAGTGTGTGGGAGGTAGCGTTCAATCCACATCTCTTTTTTATCATGCTTCAGTGTGCTACCATCACGGGGGTCTTTGAGTTTAGTGATAACAGTTTCTTTTTGCGGTGTGAGGCTTGAGAGGTCCATGTCGGGGTTCCTTTGATTAAGTTATCGGGTTATTAAAGGTTGTCGGGCTATTCTTGAATTAGCGGCTGGAGACCTCACCCGACAGAAGCCCCCAGCCTATCCCGCGCAGGAATTAGGTTGGTCGGGTAATCTTCAGGTTGGTGTCTTCAGTCGTGTCATACAGAGCCACAAACGGAAGAGTAATGATGCGGCTGGTCTGACCATCAACAGGAACGTCTGCACCGTTGACCTTAATCTTCGGGAAAGTGAATGTATATTCGTTAGCACCTGTAGGATCGTCTACAGACACTACCAGTTCACTCTCAGTCTCGTTGATGAAGCGGTTGATAAGTGCAGCATCTTCAAAGTAAGCAGTCAGGGTGCCTTCGACAGTAGCCATGCCAGTCTCAAGTTGAGGGGCAGAGTCATCACCAACAACGAAGGTAGGAGCCTGAGCATTGTCGATGGAAAACTCAAGGCTGGTAACAATAGCGATAGCAGCAGAGTTAGCTACATCACCGATAGCCACATCACCAGAGTAGCTGTCAAAGGGCTGTGCGATAGTAGCAGCATCAACAGTCTTACCTGTGCCACTAATAGTCCCATCTTTACCAATCATAGAGAATGTGGTAGTAACCATCTGGTTAGGTGCGATGGAAACAGACATGCTAGAGACAGACATACCTGTGAACAGACGGAACTGAGCGATGTCTTGTGCTGCATCTTCGATTGAAAAGAACTTGGGTGTAGTCCCAACCAGAAGATCGCCACCAACGTCAAAAGTGTTCTGGAGAGCACTCTCAAGGAAGGGGTCAAAGTTACCATCACGAAGGTCAACTACGATGTCACCAGCGACACTACGATTACCATGACGGTCCACACGAAGCATACGATCAGGCTGGATTTCATTGCCAGTTACACGCTCTTTAGTGAGATTAAGTGAATGAGTATTGTAGGGAATAGCAGTAAAGTTACCTGCTGGGGTAGTACCGAAAGTGGATTCTACGATATACGACAGACCACTGCGGCTTCCTTGTGCGAATGCCATTTAGGTTCTCCTTAGTTATAGATGTACCAGCCAATGTTGACCGGGATCATAAAGAATGCCCCATCCGGCATACCTTGCTCTCGTTCTGCATAGCGGATGGATACGATAGTGCTGCCATTGGATACGTCTGTCGTAGCCTCAAAAGCATCAATAATCTTGTCTGCTAAGTCATCAGCAGCGGCGGGACCAAGACCTTCGGGTACAAAGCAATCAACCCTGAAAAGACCTTGGTAATACATCTGTGGGGATAGACCCCTG